TGCTTCTCTTTCGAGTAAATCTTCGTCTGTAAACCGATCATCTGTAGGAGCCCAATCTTCTGCTCCATTATCTATATCTGCCTGTACTTCTGGTGCTAAAAGTCCTTCGTACTGGGTAATATTTTTTCCTCTTGGGTATCTTGCGGGCCAAACAAAGGGACGATACGAACGCTCTGCCAACTTACGATAAATAGTAAAAGTAGTCTGAGGAGTCCCGAGATACATAATACGAGAATCGCTTTTCGGGGTAAGGATACTTTCCGCTTCTGTACAAAGTTGTAAAAGTTTTTCACGCATCAACTCCGTCATGCTGTTTCCCGGTACTTCCACGTCGTCCAGAATCATCAGGTCTGCCCTGCTTCCCGTTAACTGACCAGTAATACCTACAGACTTCACGGATGGAGCCTGATGAGGTGAACAGTTTACGTCGAAGGAAATTCTTGACCATCTGCTGTCGTCGCTCCTTGGTCTTAAAAAGTTTAGCCATGGTGTTTCTATAATTAGTTTCTGTAAAAAGATAGACATGTTATCTGCACGTTCTTTTGACGCAGAGATAATCATAATCTTTCTTTCGGGGTCATTAAATAAAGTCCATAAAACAAAAGCACCAGTAATCCAGCTCTTACCAACTCCCCGAAACGCCTGTATCTGTAATCGCTTGGGACCATTCTGCAAGTAATCTGCAATCGCATATTGTGCCCTCGTAGGTGCAGGCAACCCTAGCTCATGCCAGAGTGCCTGTAAAAACATTTTAAAGTCTTGTCTTAGTAATTGTAAACTATTCATTAGTATGTTGCTCTTTCTCCTGATACTCTAAACCACAATTCGCCCTGTAAAAATTCTTCTTTAAAGTGTATATCTAAAGCTTCTCCAGCCGCACCAGTAGGATAAGATTCTCCCATAAGTTTACGATAATCTCTTTTCCATTCTTGTAGCTGTATTTCCATACGTTTATAAAAAGCTAGTACATCTTCTTTACTACCAAATATTTCAATTAGTGCATCATACTCACCTTTAGGTAGCTTATTCAATTCTCCGGGTCTCATGACTGGAAGATCTGCTAATATTTTATTAAACTGCTCTGCTGCCCATTCTTCAGCTAAATAAACAGCTTTAACATACTCTTCAATAGGTGTAAGATTAGTAATCGGGCTTGGAGTTGTATAGTATAAAACTCTAGCGTCATAATTCTTACCGAAAGACCTTGCTGATTTATGCTTATAGCTTTTAAGTAATTTAGCTAAATATGATTTTTTAGTGTTATTTAATGTTTTAGTTAATAGAGTTATATTTTGAGGATCATCACCTAAAAAACCACCAGCGTCAATCATGGCATTAACCACAATTTCTTGTAGTTCTCTAGTAGGTAAATCTCTAATATATCTATCTGTTAATTCTACAGGAAAGATATGATCTCCTTCAAGAACACCACCTTTAAGTGCAGTTGTTGGTCCTATTGGATCTTTACCTTCAGCTGCAAGTTTTGCGTTTAGCTTTGCAAAACCTGATTTTTTAGCTGCAAAAAAAGATCTATTATTGTTACCAGTCAGCTCATTGAGCCGGTTTAAAGAGTTAATTCTTTTAGTAGCACCTCTTTGTTTATATGCTTGAATTTTAAGGTAAGATATAATTCGAGCATAGTCTAACTGTCCATCTACTGCATGCGGTCTAGGTCTATAACGAAAACCTTTATGAATCAAGTCTGGAAACGGCTCCATATTTCCTTTATAATTAGGATTAGCGTCTTTACGAAGTTGTATTTCTTTCCAGTATGCAATCTGGTGTGCATTATAAATAGATTCTAACTCAACAGGCACTGTAGGTAATCCCTCTTCTACATGTGGCTTCTTTGCGATTGTAATAATGTTTTTAGGTGATTCATAACCTAAGTCACGTGCGACATCTTCCATTTTAGCAAGCATTTTTTGTGGAGTGTTAAATTCAAGTGTATTTGCCGGTGCGGGTCTACTTCTCCAACCTCTGACACTAGCATTTAAATTGAATTGCATATCTCCTATTTTTTCTTTTAGTGCAGCACCTTTTCCAAGAATCTCTTGTTTCTTTGTTGCTACTTTAGCAGTTTTTCTAGCTTTATCAATTTGTTTTCCAGCTTTAACTAAACCTCCGGATAATATACTACCGGTTCCGCCAGCCATTAGAGCTTCAGTAGGACTTAAAAACCTTCTTTCATCAATACCTACACGTAACTGTTCTGCGCCAACAGCAGTTAAACCACCTCCAACTAACCCACGCTGAACAGAGCCTGCTTTACCAACAACTTTAGCTACGCCTTTGCTAGCTCCAATATTCATAAATGGTATGATACTGTACAAACCTGATGCAATAACTTCACCATAATTTATATTTTTGTTATCATATAGGTGTTTCTGTACTAAATAGTTAGTATATGCACCCTGACCAAAGTTAATCAGTCCATAGGCAAGTATACCAGCTGGACCACCAGCTAGTAAACCAGAAGTTGCAAAGTCTGTAGCTACACCACCACCGATTTCAGTGGTGATACCTAGCATACGGTTTCTTAATTCTGTATTTTCGCTCATGCGTCTATTGGGTTAATAGCTAGTTCTCTAGTTAAATTAGAGTTAACAGACTTGTCTAAAGCTATATTAGTGCTTGTAAGTAATTTAGTCCTAGGATTAACACTTGCATCTTTTAAACTTACAGAAGTTTCTGTATTTTTATTTAATATAGCGTCAATATTTTTATCAAAGTAACTCGTATCTTCAAATATTAATCCCGAATCTTTTACTAAATCCTTAAGTTTATCATCTATTTTAATATCTAGCCCAGTTTTTCCACCTTCAGTAACCTCTCTTTGACCAAAAATATTAAGTTTATTACGAGCCGCAAAACTGTTTAGTGCACTTGTATCTCCACCGGGAATAAATTTATAAGTTCCTTCTTTATAACCTTTTAATTCGTAATACTTTTTAAGTGTATCTACGTATTCAAAATCTTTGTCAGGTGTTTCAGTACCATAGTATTCTTTATTATACTGCTTGGTTACATATTCTACAGCTGTTTTTCGGTCAAAAGGTTTATCAGTACGTGTATCCCAACGAACTAATTTACCGTCAACCACTTTCATGTGTTTAGAACCATCTATAGTAGAATACTCTTTTTTGTAATTACCTAAAAGTTTAAGTATCATAGGAGATCTAGATTTAAGTGACTTTCGTAACTTATCCAATCTATTCCACTCTGTCATTAAACTTTCATAATCTTTAAAATAAAAATTATTCATTAATTTATGTGTGATAAAATCGTATGTTCTCTGTCTGTTATACCAAATGTCGACCTCATCCAGTCCTTCCAGTTTTTACTACCCTTTTCCTGATTACATCGTCGACATGAGGGTACAACATTCGTCGTAATATCTCGCCCACCTTTGCATTTTGGGCGTACATGGTCGATAGTAAGGTTGTGTAATTCATGAAATTCTCCGCAATAAACGCATTGACAATTAAAGTGCTCTTTGATAGCTCTTCTCCAGAGCCGTTTTGAATCTGAACTTGTCATCGTTATTAAATTGTGTAAATAGTAATCGGGGTTAGGTAGTAATGGAGTCATTTTTTAGTTCTGCTTTTTCTGTTAACTTTTGCTGGGCACGTCTTTCCTTTAGTAGTACTGCCTTTTGCATGGCAAGAGTCTTTACCGTCTCTGTTACCGTAAGTGCCAAGTTTCCTATTAAGTTTGTTTGCATTAACTCGTATTGCTAGACCTTTAGTTGTTTTGTTATATTTTGCCTGCTGCTTACGACGCTTGGCCGCAGCTTTAGGGTTTTTCTTGTAGTATTCAGCTGTTTTTGCCATATACTTTCCTCTTAACGAGTGCAGGGTCGACAGTAGGTAGAAGTTTGTTAAGTTTATCTAAAGGAGTACCATCAAAAGCTACACCTGTAATATCATTGGTTTTTAACCAGTCACAAGCTGCTTTTAAATCTTGTGTAGTTGCTTCTCCGCTTCTTATTCTACGTAGAAAATCCTCTGTAACAAGATAGTGTAGTTCGTTAAAACTCTCTTCAGTTGCTTTTTTAGGTATTATTCTTGTGTTTGTCATTTGTTAATTTGTAAATCTTCACGATTAAATTTTACGTTATATTTCATAGGTTTATTAATACCTAGAAATTTAGAAATATCATAAGCTCGGGACGCAACAGGAATATCAAATGGAGCCTTAAATTGTCTTCCAAAAATGTTTATCCTTTGACCTTTTTCTATGTCTCCTTCTACAAGATCACTAACATTACCCGTTATTGGTTTGTAAGGATCATCACCTAATTCTTGATTAGGGTCAACATCATATACATCAGTCATAGTAGCCCCACCTTGTTTATCCGGGGTAAACCGTACATGACCTAATGAGTACGTAGTTTCCTTTGATATGTGTGGTTGATAATTCTCATCATGACCTTCATTCCATGTACTTAAAAGATTACTGCGTGGGTTGTACTTTGGATTAGGTTCACCTTTTGTACTACCTTTAGTGATAAACTCTTTTCTCTCAGGGTACTGGTCTAATTGATGAGCTCTAATTACCTCTTGTTTAATATTCTCGGGCAGTTGCGTAATTTCTTTATTAGATACTGTACCTCCCGTTAAATACTGTGCAAGTCTTTTGTGATGTTCGGGAAATTTACTCAATAACTTATCACGGGCAGTTTTGGTAAAGTCGTTTGTAATGGCAAACTGAAGAGCCATTCCATAAGGAGAGCGGCGAAACATTGCACCGCTCTCATCATAAGCTATTGTCAAGAGATCCCTCTTGGTTTTAGCCATTATTCTAAATCTAATCCTTTCTTGACTATTTGTAATGCTCTGTCATCGAGCTCGTTATCTGTAGACTCAACTAGCTTTTCTAGTAGTTCGACTACAAACTTTTTAAACTTGTCACTTTTTAAGCCTGTAAGTACAAGCGGTTTAATAAGTGCAAACATTATTCAGCCTCCTTTTTAGCTTTAGTTTTAGGAGCTTTCTTTTTAGCTGCTGCTACTTTAGCTTTAGCTTCTCTTTCGAGTCTTTGTAATGCGATTGTTGATGGCATAATCTTAAAATAGTTTAAATTTTTTCTTTTCTGGCGGTTTAGTTGAAACTATAGGTATGATATCCTGACACATTTTTGCATTAGGTGTGTTAGGTCTATACATAAAACCTTTTTTCATCAAGTCCGCACATTTGTGTGCTCGTGTAATCTCAAACTCGAGCTTCATTTTCTCTTCATATCTCTTTGCCATTTCTTTACACTGCTGATACCCTGACTTATCTAAAGGAACCATAAAGTTAATTTGGAACCCCCAGTTCTCTGCTAAGGTATAACTACTAGGCTGCATAAATTCATCTAATGGCTTCGTATGATTGCCCATATAAAACGGACTAAACGTCATTGTAGATCCATTACATTGTATGTTAGGACCGTATATCTGACGTGATGATGCACCATTGTTCTGAAATTGTACAGCTTGGTTAGTTACGTTACCAGTAGCTGCTGCTACAGGATTGCTAACATTTGTGTCTTCAGCAAATACAGGCGTACCTATTGTGCAAAGATAGAGTAAGAGTTTGTAGTAGAATCTGTTTCGATAGTTCTGTCTATTGTTATTGTTTCTATTGTCCCTGCTTCTCTTGTTGTTATTGATAAATCCCAACTCGTTGCGTTGGTTGTTGGTGTATAAGTTGCACTGTCTGAACCAATGCCACCAGTTCCGCCAACTGTAATGTTTGTGCCGGTGTAGGTTTCTACTGCCGCACCTTTGACATCGTGTACTATCTCTTCTGTTATAGTTTGTTGTGTTGTCGTTGTTGACTGCATTGACCCTGTTGTAAACTGGGGCGTGACAGTGTTTGCTCTTGCGGCTGCGGGTGACAACAGGCTTAAGAGTATTATCCATTTAGTCATGTCTTT